CGCAATGGGCATATGAGGAAGTTCCGCTGATCGAACCGCTGAACGCCAGTAGCATCCGTGATCTGTATTTCCGCGCTGATGCCAACATGAACTTCATCAAAGGGGTGGTGCCGATCAGTGTCTATAACATGTTAGTTGCATGGACTGGTCCTGAACGCGAACAGATTATTCGTGAACGCGACTTTGTTGAAATGTACAAAAAGCAATACGCATCATTGCCGTATGCTCCCGTGTTTGTGACAACTGACGCAGTGGTGATCTGTTCAGGTCATGTACTGATGATCAAGCGCCGCAGCGAACCTGGTAGAGGTCTTTGGGCAATGCCCGGCGGCTTCCTCAATGCCTCGGCCGATCGGAGTGTCCAGGACGCAATGATCAGGGAACTGCGCGAGGAAACTGGCATCAAGGTCCCGGCTCCCGTTCTGATCGGAAGCATTGTTCGGAGTAAAGTGTTTGATGCGATTGACCGCAGCGCACGGGGCAGGACGATCACGCATTGCTTCCGCATTGATTTACCGAACGGTGATCTGCCCAAGGTGAAGGGATCCGATGACGCTGAAAAAGCGCAATTCATTCCCCTGGCTGAACTTGATTCAAGTAATATGTTTGAAGATCACTACGAAATTTTGACCACGATGATTGGAGCTTGAAATGAACGATAAACCGGAATCAGCATACGACAACGAACGGTTGGTGTCAATCTTTGACAAGCAACAACTGGCACCTGAACAAGACCTTGTTTATCGGTTGCGGGAACGCGCCCGTATCCGTCGGCAGATTCCAGGTAGGAAGTCTGTAGTAGAGGGAAAGCCAGATCGTATCGCAGACCTGCTGGAGGAAGCGGCAAACGCCCTTGAGGCGCAGACAAGAAGTGATCCATTGGATGGCCCAATGATCAAAATGTTCCGAGACTGATGAAATACATCACTAACAAATATCAGAGTGTTAAGCTGCCATATAGTCCCGAACTATTAGAGTGGCTTCAGGACACCTATCCATATTCACAATACACATTACATGAAACAACCTAAAATAACCGGCGAGTTCCTTAATGACTTCTTTGATGCAGTCGATGAAACCAGAAAGAAAGAAAGTATGCTGAAAACAGTAAAAGGTAATCTGATTGATCTGGCTGAACAGGGCGAGTTCAACATCATTGTTCAAGGCTGCAACTGCTTTGAGACAATGGGCAGCGGTCTGGCGCGAGAGATTAAAGCACGATATCCTGCCGCTTACGAAGCCGATATTAAGTATTCACACGCAGGCGACTACAATAAACTTGGTTGCTATTCGGTGATGCTCAGCAAGCGATTCAACATCATTAATTGTTATTCCCAATTTGGATTTGCCCGTGATAGTGATGTATTTGAATACGATTCATTCAAACTAATCCTTCAAAAACTTGCTTATGCCTATCCAGGTGGAAAGTTTGGCTTCCCGATGATCGGATGCGGTCTGGCCGGTGGTGATAAGGATCGCATCGTCGGCATGTTGGAAGCGTTTGCCCGAATGATGGATAAGACTGCGGCAGGCGGCTCGGTTACACTTGTGGAATTCGCTTGACAATAAATCAGTTTGGGTGTATAATAGACGCATCTAAACTCTCGGGGAACCGAAATGAAATTGGCATACTTGGGTGCTGCAGGAATAGTCCTAGTCCTGGGCGTTCAACAATATCAACTGAATCAGATAACCGAAGCCGTTGCTGACATTCAAACCAATCTAAAATTCGTCACACAGTCTGACCGACCTCTGGCGTCATTCTCTGAAAAAGATGAGGCGTGTCTGGCCAGAAATGTCTATTACGAAGCTGGCAATCAGACCGAGAACGGCAAATATTCTGTGGCTCAGGTTACCCTCAACCGATTGAAGTCGGGCCGATGGGGCAGAACAATATGCGAAGTGGTTTATTCCAAGGCGCAATTCAGTTGGACGCTAAAAAAGAAACTGCCGAAGCCTTCGGGTCAGGCATGGGATGATTCTCGTTGGATTGCCCATCGTGCCTTGCGCGGTGATCAAGTTCCCTCACTGAAAACGGCAATGTTCTACCACGCAGACTATGTTAAACCGGCTTGGCGTGACCCTGTTGCTAAAATACAACAGGTCGGGGCGCACATTTTCTACGCTCGGGCGAAGACCAAAGCCGAAACCAAAAGTTGACAATAAATCGTTTTGGGTATATAATACTAACATCAACTCGCAAAACGGAACAAAAATGATTGCTCAATCTTCTAAAATCATGCGTGAACTTGCTGGCAAGGGTGCTACTATGTTCAACGACAAACTTGTCAACGGTAGCCGCAGCTATAAGGTTTGGGGATGGACTTTGCGTGATTATGACAAAGCCTGGGCACGACTGCTCCAAGCAGGCATCAAGTCGGAAGTTGTTTATGCCCGTGCGTACTACGACATTCGCGGTGCCCGGATGGTGCAAAACATCCGGTTGCATGTGGCTTGACAATAAATCAGTTTGGGTATATAATACTAACATCAACTCGCAAAACGGAACGAAAAATGGAAGCACTTACTGAACGCCAAAAGACTTTGATCGTGAACAATGTGGTCAAAGCTTGCAAGGATATCAATGCTCTGAACAAGACAGGCTACAATTTCCTGTATTTGGCCGCCGGCTTTATCGCTCACTACAACCTCGGTGGGTTCAAGGCTCACTACGAAGATTTTGATCTGGACCGTGACATTCTGCGAAACGCTGCTCCGAACATGTGGCGCAACTTCCGCCCTGGTGAAAAGGACTATGAATACTACGCCAGCAAGGCGGATGTGTATCGCATGATCTGCGGTGCATTGGATACCCGCCCTAACTGAAATTTGACAATAAACCTAAAATCAATTCGAATTGGATTGACACTTTCTTCCCCGGACAAAGTCATTTCCGGGGCATTCCTCTGCTCTGATTACTTTATCCCCGTTATTCCACCATTTAAGTCGCGCTAGACTTTCACTATTTTTACGACGAGCCTCAGGTGACTGCGCTACCCCTTTATTCAATCCTGAGATTTCATTTGTCGCCCAACGCGGATCTGATAGCAGGGCTTTGATACGCTCACCAGTGCTCACCACCTTAGCAGGAATAGCTGTGTATTCAGGGCGCCTGTTTTGCTTCCGACCTTTTTGACTCGGGGGTTGTATTCCTAAGCGAAGATTTTGTTCTCGCATAGCAGCCTTCCGAGCCTCGCTCCAGCCACGAAGACCATCGCCTCCTTTAGTTTGATTAGTGAGTGTGCCGGTGCCCAAATCTCGGCGACCGATCAGTTCAATTAATAGCTCTTCCAGTTCCCCGGCCTCATCTTTTGTCAACTCTGAATCAATCACAGAGATAACTGGTTCTTTGTCAGTGAGCAATATCTCCCGTATAGTATTCAGTTTGTGTTTGCCCTTTTGCGGGGTAGGGTGCAGAATGGCCTCTTTGAGGTGTACCATCTTTCTGTTGCCATGGCCCATTCCTACATAAAACGGAATCATTGATTCAGGAAAGTAGTAAATGTAGGTATAATAAATATTCATACTTCTATTTATCCCAGGTATGCCATTGGGACGGATATTTGACAATAAATGCGAGGTGTGATATAATACTTGTATTGAATCAACAAATGGAGTGAGAAATGTCTACAAACGGAGCAATTGGGGTCGTCATAAATGGCAAGATCAAGTCGGTTTATGTTCACTGGGATTCGTATGTTGACGGCGTCGGCAAAAAGTTGCTTGAAAACTACGATCAGGTCCTGGCCGAAAAGCTTGTCGCTGAGGGCGATATCTCCTCGCTCGGCGCTGATATCGGTCGGAAGCACCCGTTTGACACTTACGATCTGTCTGATGCTGAAAAGTCCATGTATAAGAACATGACGACCTTCTACAAGCGCGACCGTGACGAGGAAGACGTTGACACCAAGACTTTCAACACAGCAGAAGAATTCCTGGAATACTTCAGCGGCGAGTTTTGGTATCTTCTGGGCACTGACGGCGAATGGTATTACTCTGAAGGTGATATGAACTGGAAGCGCGTGGACCAGAATTTGGGCCGTGACGCATGAATAAATTTGAACGCTGGTTCCTGAAACGTGTCATCAAGCGCGAGGTGCAACAGGATTATGATCACGATAAAAAGCATATCGCCCTCTATCAGATGATTCGGGACGCGCATCGCGCCGAATTCACTGAGGACAATGTGATGACCGCTGATGCGTGTTTGCGTGAATGGTTTGAAGCAACTCAATTTAGGAACAAATACTGATGAACGCCGTGCAAGAAACAACGAAATGGGTGGGCGAAGCTCAGCCTAACAATTGCTATCTGATGGACGGCGATCGGATCATGGCTTTCAAGCATGGCAACAAGGCGCCCTACTACTTCAAAAAGCCGATTCAGATCAGCGTCCGTGGTCGTACATTCAAGCCCGTTGTTCCTAGCCCGTTCAATGTGACGAAAGATGCCGACACAATTGAGGTGACTGGATCAAAGGGTCAGGTTTACACTGTGAACACCGTGGAAAAGACCTGCACTTGTCCTGGATTTACCTTCCGGGCGAAGTGCCGTCATGTCGATTCGCTGAAATAACTTGCCACCCCTTGTGTTGCTTCCTGTTTCTAAGAGAAACCTCTGCCATTGTGCCAGCACTCAAGTGGTATCGTGACGAATGTGCCCGACTGAAAGCCTTGACAAAAACATCGTAAGGTGTTAAAATAATCATTTAGGAATAAAGGACGCACCATCCTTTGTAGGTCAACCCTCGGTTTATCATATCTGAGGTTCCGCCTTTATTAATTCCGTTGCAATGAATAAATACCCATCTATTACAATGTAGCATTTCGCCCGTCTCGACATTAAAGAAGCAATATTCTCGGGAATCGAATCTAGGATTGTGCTTATAACTATTGTCTTTGCCGGCGGTGCTCTGTGATCGCCGGCACTTTAACTCAGTTGCTTTCTCCTCACCGTATAAATCTAAGTAAGATTTGCCCTTGAATCGAACCGATGCATTTTGACCCAACTTAGAGCATACTTCAGGAGTGTGGGTTTTACCAAACATGCCGTTAATCTCACCGAAACAACCACCGCCATCTCCCTGTTCTTCTTTCAGGTTAGCCCATTCACTGTTGGACACAACATTCCACAATCGACTATAATGGATTCCCCACTCCCTGACTTCCTCTTTGGATAGGCATTCTCGCAAAATTATTGTATCAATTAAATACCCGTGTATCCGCAGATGATTATTCCATCGGGTCCCGGAACCGTGATACTTTTCTTGATTTTTCTTTTTGGTGTAGCCAAGATACTTCAACCCGGTTATTTTGTGGGTCTTGACATAGAGGTAATAAATACACATGCTGATTGCTCCTAAATAGCGTCAGAGAGGGCAGAGGGTCGAACTCGTGGCTCTCACTTCTATTTATCATAGGTTGACAGATAATCAGTTTTCTGTTATAATGAATCTTCAATTAATTATAAGGAACCATATTATGGATCAGAAAGGTAAAAGGTCGGGAGTATGCGTATAGCAGTAGCTTCCGACCTTTAGTGACTTCACCTTGAATTTGGTGATATCATTTTGAAAAACGACGAGGGCGCTGATGTCCTAATTTTGTCTGGCGACATTGTGATCGCCAATGACCTCCATGACCACCCTGAGCCAGTATACCCGCCGCGTCTATCAGATCGTATCGACCTAGGTCGGCGACAAGAATGTGCTTATCGTTTCAGAGACTTTTTCAAACGTGTGTCGTTTCAGTTCAAGCATGTTGTGGTAGTCGCCGGTAACCATGAGTTTTATCATGGCAAGTGGGTTGCCAGCCTGGCACATCTACGCAACGAATACATCAAGTTCCCGAATATTTACTTTCTGGAGCGCGACACCAAAGTAATTGACGATGTTACCTTTGTGGGTGCAACATTGTGGACCGACTGTAATAAGTTTGACCCACTGACTCTCCATGCTCTCGGTGATATGATGGCAGATTACTCTGTGATTAGGCACGATGGTCTTGGATACACCAAGTTGCGCCCTGCTCATTCGGCCCATCGCCATCGTCAAACTTTGGAATACTTCGGTCATGTTCTTGGTGAGAACAAGGACAAGAAATGTGTCATTGTCAGTCATCATGCCCCGTCTTTTCAGAGTGTAGCGGCTGAGTATAAGAGCAAAGCAACTATGAACGGCGGGTATGCCAGTGATCTGTCAGAGTTCATTCTGGATAATCCACAGATCAAACTGTGGACCGCGGGGCATATGCACCATAGCTATCGCTACCATATGGGTGATACTCTGGTTGCGTGTAATCCCAGAGGTTATATCAACCACGAGTCTTGTGCGGACAACTTCAGGTTGAAGTATATAGACCTGGATAACATGCCATCTCACGACGAGGTTGCCAAAGACTATGACTGGGTTAACCCTTAACTAATCTGCCTCGGATAAACGAAGAATCCGGCGGTAGTTTAGACATACATTCAAAATGAAAATGAAAAAGAAATGGGCAAGTGCCGAAGCAAAGTTCCGCGACACACAGCTTACCGAAAGTTGGAAACAACTGAAGGAGGCTCATGGTGTAGTTGAAGAAGACCGAAAGCGCCGGAGGGCTATGGCTGCAGCGCCGTATGTTCCTCCCGCACCTTCCATCCGTGAAGCCTCATTACCACGCATTCCTAGCAGGGCCACAGCAGGCGGATCCTGTGCGCGTCCTGCTGATAAAGTGTATACAGGAACCGCCGTAATAGGAATCGCCCAGATGGCGAAGTCTAATGCTGTTCCGGTATTCAGCACACAGGAAATAGTTGATATTGGTAGGATGCGACGAGGTTAATACTTACAATTGGCGAAATGCCATTTATACATAACCCCGCCCTTGCCAGTTGCGCCACACTGCGGGCATGTTAGTACCGGTCTCGCTAACGCAGTCTCGCTCATTTTCTTTCTTGTCAAGTCGGAGTGTGGCGCAATAACTTGATTTGCTCTCGCAAGCCGAATCTTGTTTTTAGTTTCTTCGGTTATTACTTTACCAGCTTGGGCCAATCTCATGTTTGCCTTAGCCTGTTCTGACATTTTTTTTCCCATCTTATATTTCCGTTGTTTTTCTTTGGTATGCTCAGAGGTAACCTTCCCCAAATGCGTCTGACGATTTAACTCCTTCATTTCCGGTGTCTGTGGAATTCCTTTATTCCACGGTGCTTTTCCTTTTCGCATTTCACTCATCCGTTCACTGGAGCCCGGTGTTTCGCCTCCATCACCGGTCTCGGGTTTTAAGTTAGCCCAATTATCACACTCTACTATGTTCCACAATGCGCTATAATACTTGCCCCATTCAGCAACTTCACTATTAGTTTGGCATTCTCGTATTATTTCGGTCTCGCAATCATAGCCGTGGATAGATATATGACGCTTCCAGTATTTGCCCGACCCCTTATATTTGTATGGATCATCTTTGGTTTTTCCGAAATATTTCATACCAGTTATCCGATGTGTCTTGATGTATAAGTAAATTGTCATACTATTATTTAGTCCATTGTCGCCCGATTGTATGAATGTGTTTACCCAATTGATTTGCTTTAGTGCCGCGAAGTTGTTATAATAGTCTCATGCTGTAAACAGCTATATTTAAAGGAAATTGAAAATGACAAAAACTGAACGACTTTTAGAAGTTCTCCAAAATGGCGAGTCTTTGACAGCCAAACAAATTACCCAACGCTTCGGCTTGGCTAATCCTACCGCATCCGTGTCGAGCCTGCGCTTGAACGGTGGCTTCGCAATCTACGCCAACAAGCATATTGACAATCGTGGTCGCGAAACAACCAAGTATCGCTTGGGACGCCCTAGCCGCGAAGTCGTGGCTGCAGGATACCGGGCACTCGCGCTAGGACTTTAAGTTTTAATACTTGAAGGATGAGTGAACTGGCTTTCGGGCCAGTTTTCCATATGTGTTTACTTTTAATCCATTGTGTGTTATAATAGAGATATGAACAACCGTATTAAAGAACTTGCCGAACAAGCAACAGAGTATAATGAACAAACTCTTACTGGATGGTTGAATCCTGAAAAGTTCGCCGAGTTGATTGTGCGGGAATGTCTCGGGATTATTAATAAAGAACACGACGAGGGCATTGACCGACACGGTGATTATCAGTTAGCGTTGTATGAGGCATATAGAGAGATTAAAGAACATTTTGGAGTTGAAGAATGATTGACGAAAATAGATATGAGTGGGAAGTATACTATAATGGTGTGTTGCTTGGTAGAACAAATACCGAAGGAAGACACCGACTTGTCAAAGAAAAAGTAGAGAATCCAATTGGCATACGGGAGATTGAATTTAAGTTGGTCTTGAAACAACATTTCGGAGTTGAAGAATGAAGAAACTATGTCCTGATTGTGATCCCAGGGCTACTTGTTGCGATCACTGTGCTTTTTATGAATTTCGTGGTGACACCCAAGGTTGCTACACCGGCGATGGTTGGTGTCGCCTACATAAAGAAAAGAGAGACCCTGGTGGCGATTGCGAGGAGTATGTTTGTTTTCAACTATTAAACCCCGAAGGTGTGGAG